GAGACTCGCAGTATCTCATCTCCGAACGGAGAAGTTGTTCCAGCAACGTGTGGCAAAACAGTCGCTACATGTACGAGGGGTGCGGCATATTCGCTAGATGAAAATCGAATCTAGTGATACCGCAAGCAGGGGGGGCTGAGGAGGAGACGAGAGAACCGTCTGGAGCGACAGGCCGGCCGGAAGACGCTTGGAATGGCGCGCTTCGGTCCAGGACCGTCTGTTTGCTCTCAGGACTCCACTCATCCGGGATTGCGGCTTCGGTGCAAAGGGTCGGGCAGAGGTGAACATCGCGTCAACCACGAGACAGCCATACAATCGGTCATTGACCTTCTGATACTGTTCCGCGGCATTTGATATGCTACCACTGTCCGGCATGCGGCCGAGCGCTATACGATGAGTGTCCCATGGTGCTAGCACTGGAACGCGGGAAACCGGGAAGTCGGTCGGCCTTTCGAGTATGCGATGAGCGATACGGAGATCCAGTTGTGACGGTCCTCGGACAATCACTTCTGGCTCACCCGGATCGGTCGGCGCACGCAAGATCGGCAAACCAACACCCCCCCACGCTTCAGGCATGTACCACGGTAGGTCCATCTCCTCCAAAGCACTAATGTTCTGTTTCACAAACATCTTGTACAATCGCTCCTTGAGGCGCTCAGGAGCACACGCGATAAGCTTCTCGCAGCGGGACCCTAGGCTCACTTTGCCACCCAAGTCTTCATCGGACAGCTCTCCAGACCTTTTCAGGCCGGCCAGCAGTCCCAAGTTGACATAGGGTGTCTCAGTGTACCACAGGTCACGCTCGACGCCAGTCGGTGATTGTGTACGGATCGGGACCGTCAACCTCTGAAAGTTGGTACTATTGATTTGCGCAAACTCGCGCGAGAAGAAGTACTTACCGACAGAGGGCGTTAGACCCCCGAAAGATGTGATCCGATTCCAGTACTTGAGACCAGTACCAGGCATCCGCATAAGGCAGTCGTCCCCGTTGACGAGGAGTGGAGATTGTACGAGAGACATTCGTTTTTTGTAACTCAACTCTAGTGCCCAACGGCACACTACCGCGTTTGCGATGCAAAGGATCGGAAAGGACGTAACAGAACCCATCAGTTGTCCCCACTGCTGTGTGCGTGCAGGTTTACCCTTGGAGCTCCCAAACACGTGCTGTGTTAGGGATCTGACCAACAGAGTTTCCTCGTCTGCCGAGAGATCGATGCGCATTGCGATTCGTCGCGCGATCCTCTCAGACAGCCAAGGAGCGAGTTTATCGGTAGCAGCGCTGTAATCACCGGAGAGAAGAGCTTCATTCTCCGGCAACCGCGCCCCCAACCGATTCTGGACCGTCCACTGATCAACTGGTTTGCCTATCAGTTCGAACGTGGGATGCTTAGCCAGCGTCCTCCACAGGAACTTCTGAAGTGGTTTCAGAACGAATCCTGTGAGTGGTGGTCCTTTGGTGATTACACGAACCTTGAGCGCCTCAGCCAAACCGACCGGCTTGACGAGTGCGGGCTCAAGAACGGCACGTTTCAACGCCTGTTCGTAAAGATCACCGAATCTCGCTTCCAACTCTGTTGTGTCAGCCACCCACGCGTCACGGGGGGCTCCTATGTATTCCTCACTACGTTCGAGTCCAAACCGCACCAAACTCGGGCCATCGTGGTCGTCTGCATCTGCGACGGTCGTCAGCTTCAGTTCATGAGCCAACTTCCGAAGCGTGCGAAACGCGCCACCCTGAGCCTGAGTGTCCTGGTTCGTGGATTTCGTCGATGGAAAGTACGCACGGTACTTGTCGTTCGTCGCGTACGTCTGTGCGCCGAACAACTCATCGACGGTGCGATCCGCCTGTAAGCAAAGAGTGTGTCTGTCCAGATACGTCTCAACTTCCAGTGGCAGGTCGTCATCGCCCCACGACACCATGAACCCCGGTGCCTGCTCAGGTTGCACACTAGTCAGCGCCTCCACACTCTTCTCCACCTGGGACTCGACCATAGCTTTGGTCGGTCTCGGGCATCCCTTCTTGATCTGCAACACGGAAGCGAGAAACTCTTCTCGCACGTGTCGCTGACCTCGGAGGAGGAGGAGCGCGTAGCGGCCAGCGATTCCCATCGCGAGCTGACTTGCGTCATCGTGTACACCTGCCGGCTGCGGTGGTGGTGGAGCCAACTCCTGGGTATGGGCGTGGTAGAACGACGCAAATTTCCATTTCGCAAACGTCATCCAGCCACCATCCCCCAGCGAGTCGGCACACGACTGCCAATGTTGACAGGTGCGTACGAAAGCACGACGCACCCTGCAACCCTGAGCGGTTTGGAGTGTTCGGCCGTCCATGCCAAACACCTCGAGCAATGTGAAAACCGCATTCACACAACCCTCAATTTCCGGTGTGATGGTACGTACCATCATCGACTTTTCTCGCCCTGAGGAGAGAGATCTGGGAGCTAGTAGCACCAGATCATCGACGATGACCACCACACCAGCGGATAGTGCATGCGTAGCACTACCCGTGAGATGACCGAGCATTTCCTCTCGGTCAGCCTCTACAATGGGCTCGGATCTCTTTGAATCACTCATTAGATCCCGGGCGCACTTGATTATAGACTAAAAACAACTGTCG